GTCGCTTTGATGATCGCTGCGGAACGGTTTGCATCAGCATTTTTTGCCAATGGCGCCCAACCTTCGATGATCCTCGAATACGACAAAAAGCTTCCAAATGATGAGGTTGCTAGGCGGATTCGCGCTGGGATTGAGCGAGTTTACAGCGGGATCGGCAACAAGTGGAAGGTCGCAATTCTTGAATTGGGGATCAAGATGCGCGAGACATCTTTTGACCCTGCGAAGACGCAACTTGTCGAAACCCGCAAGCTCGGCGCCGAGATGGCTTGTATGATGTATCGCACGCCGCCACACAAGATAGGTCTCCTTGACCGCGCGACGAATAATAACATCGAACATCAGTCAATCGATTATGTGACCGGACCGCTTTCGGCTATGGCGAAGTCGATCGAGTCGGCAATATCTATTGCTTGCCTCACTCCGATCGAGCGAGAGATTTACAAAGTCGAACATAATCTCGAAGGGCTCATGCGCGGCGATCTTCTCAGCCGCTATCGTGCCTACGCGATCGGGCGCCAATGGGGTTGGCTGTCAACAAACGACGTTCGAAAACGAGAAAACGAGAACACGATCGGGCCAGAAGGCGATGAATATCTCGTTCCGCTGAATATGATCCCCGCCGGCCAAGATCAACCGCAAGACCCAGCGCAGCAAGGCGCGGAAAATGGAACCGGCTCGCGCGTCGAATGGCTTCCTAATGACGTTCGTTACGCGCTTCCCGCGACTGTGCGCGTGAATGGCCATGCGAACAATCAGCGCGATTTGAACTGAGGTCAAAATGTCCGAATTCGATCAGGCCGCCCCGCCGGTTGAACTGGAGGGGGAGCCCGCCGTCGCGTCCATCAATGAAATTCCGAGCGCGAATGGACAAGCGTCTCATCAGCGACCGCTCCGCCATGTCTCTGCGGCGATCACGGGCGAACCATGGGCGATTATCCCATCCGAACTCTACAAAATTTCCGCCATCGTCCAGCGGCATTCGCTCGACGCCGCCGCAAAGCATGACGGCGCGCCTGAATATATCAAGCGCGACTATCAGGTCATGGCTGGACCAGGAGCGCAACGTATTCCGGGAACGAACCGAGCCTTCATGCTTGATGGCGTGGCTGTCATCCCAGTCACTGGGGCGATATTTCCGCGCGCCAACATGATGACGGAACTTTCCGGCGCCACGTCGATCAGCACATTGACCGATGACTATCGCAGGGCGATCGATAATTCCGAGGTTGGCGCTGTCATTTTGATGCTCGATAGTCCTGGCGGAGCGGTATCTGGCGTAAATTCATTCGCCGATGCTATCGTCGCTGGAAAGAAGAAAAAATACACCATGGCATTTGTCGCCGGCGCCGCAGCATCGGCCGCTTACTGGATTGCGTCATCGGCGAGCGAGGTTGTCATCGAGCGAACCGGAATGGTCGGATCGATTGGCGTTGTTGCTGCTTTGCCGACTCAGGTCGCGCCGGATTCATCGGGAGAAATGTGGATCGAAATCGTTTCGAGCAACGCCCCAAACAAGCGCCCGGACCCGCTTTCCGAAGATGGGCGTGGTGAAGTCGTTTCAATGCTCGATGCGATCGAAGCGCAATTTATATCCGATGTGGCGCGGGGTCGCGGCATAACTTCCGAAAAAGTCAAATCAGACTTCGGCCAGGGCGGCCTCAAGGTTGGTTCTGATGCGGTGAAGGCTGGAATGGCTGACAAGGTGCAGAGCTACGACGCCGCGCTCAGTCGCATGAAGAGCATGGTCGCAAACCAGCGCAAGCTTACCGCTCTGAAAAGAGCCTGATCTTTCGCGAAAAATTTCGCGGATTATGGCGCATTCGCGCTCAATACAACTGGGCGAAAGGAGATTCCGATGCCCGATATTATGACCCTTCGCCAGAACCGCGCGAAGGCCTCCGAAAAGGCCGAAACCATCCTTGCGATGGATGAATATGAAGCTCAGCAGGATGATTTCGACGCCGCTGTTTCGGAAACGGAAGCGATTGATCGTCAGATCATGAACGCAGAGCGGATGCAGCGCATCAAGGGTGACCGTGCCGTCGGAACGATCGAATCCGGCGATCTGTCCGATGAGCCTGTTCGCGGCTTCATGACGCAGTATCGCAACATGCCCGGCGCCAGCGTGTCGCGTCCTGGCGCAAACCTGAATGCTGCGCAGTCGGCGGCGTTCGGCGATCTTCTGATGGCGACGCGACGCGCCGCAGTGAGGGGGCAGATTGATCCCTTGCTTATCGAGGCGTCTCAGGGCTCGAACGAAGCGCTTGCCGAAGATGGCGGGTTTCTCGTCGAGAAGGATATAGCGGATGGCCTGTTGATGCGGACCTTCGCGCAATCCAATCTCGCGAGCAAAGTTCGTCGCATTCCTATTTCGGCGCGCTCCAACGGCGTCAAGATCAACGCGCTCAAGGACGACAGCCGCGCGACTGGCGCCCGCTGGGGCGGGATGCAGACCTATTGGATCGGCGAGGGCGATTCTCTTACTCCTTCGCGTCCAAAATTCCGCCAGATGAACCTTCAACTCAAGAAGCTCGCTGGAATGCTTTACGCGACGAACGAGGCTTTGGCCGATGCGACGGCGTTATCCGCCATCATCTCCGAGGCGTTTCCGGCCGAGTTTTCCTTCATGATCGACAATGCGATCTTCGAAGGAGCCGGAGTATCCACGCCGCTCGGCTTCATGAACGCTGGGGGCAAGGTCACTGTCGCGAAAGAAGGCGGGCAGGTCGCGAAGACCATCGAATTCGAAAACATCACGAAGATGTGGTCGCGGTGTCCGGCGCGATCGATGGCCTCTGCGGAATGGTGGATCAATCAGGACACGCTGCCCCAACTGATGGGCCTCAACATGGTCATCGGCACCGGCGGCATTCCTGTCTATCTCCCTCCGGGCGGACTTTCGCAGTCTCCGTACGGAACGCTCATGGGCCGTCCCGTCATTCCTATCGAGCATTGCTCGACGCTCGGGACCGAAGGCGACATCGTGCTTTGCGACCCGAGCAACTACGTCATGATCGACAAAGGCGATATTCAGTATGCCACGTCTATCCATGTGGCCTTCGTTACCGATGAACAGGCGTTTCGGTTCATCTATCGCGTCGATGGACAGCCGGTGGACGACAAGCCGATCACGCCTTTCAAGGGAACGGCAACGCAATCCACCTTCATCACGCTGGCGACGCGCGCGTAACCGTGGCGCACAGCTTCCTCACGACTTAAATTATGAAGCGAGTCGCTATGACGCGGCTCGCTTCAGATACCTCCATGGAGAATCCAAATGTCCAATCTTACTTTCGGCGAGCGCCACATCGTCAAGGGTCTCGATGCGGTCGCTGACGCCTTTTCCGGCACGGTCTATTCCGATGTCGTCAATCTCGATGAATACGCCGCTGCGCGGTTTATGCTGCACAAGGGCGTCGGCGCGACCGGCACATCGACGATTACCGTCGAAGCGTGCGATAACGCCGCTGGCGATAACCCGGTCGCCGTTGCTTTCAGCTATCAGGCATATATAGGCGCCGACGACCTACCCGGCGCGGTGGCGAGCCCGGCTACGACTGGTTTCGCGACGACGGCCGGCTCCAGCCAACTCTATGTCGTCGAAGTCGAAGCACAGCGGTTGCCGGCGGCCAAGCCTTGGGCTCGGCTCAAAGCGGTCGAGGTCGCCAATGATCCTGTGCTCGGCGGCGTTCTAATCGAACTGCTGAAGCCGCGCTATGGCGCACACATCCCGGCGACGGCCATCGCCTAATTTATCCAATCGGTCCATCACATGTTTCGCCATGACGGCGGCCTGCAAAGGTCGAAACAAGGAGATATGATATGACCACACGTTCTCGCTTCGTGAGCGGAATCCTCACCTATTTTGATCGCACGACTCAGGAAACGGTGGCGCCGCTCGCCCCTGTCGTGTTCTATGACGACTTCCTGGGCAACGCACTCAACACCACGGCATGGGGCGCGCTCGACACCGCCGCGGCGACCGAAGCCGTAGTCGCCGACGCTGCCAATGGCGTGGTCGGCCTTGCGCTCGATGCGACCAGCGAAGCCCAGCTTGGCGGGATTTCCTGGGCGGATCAGCGCACGCTCGTCCTCAACCAGGGCCTCATCTTCGAGGCGCGTTTTCGCCTGTCGGTCTTGCCAACCGGCGCCGTGATCGCCATCGTTGGCTTACAGGGAGATCACAATGCAGCGGCCGATACCGTGGCCGAGTCTGTCTGGTTCCGCGCGGATGGGAATGGCGTAATTACGGTAGAAAATGACGACACGAGTAATGAAACGTCGAAAGTCGCGACTGGCACGACGCTCACCACGGCGGATTGGATCATCGCGAAGATCAACTGCACGGACATTTCCGACGTGAAATTTTTCATCAACGGAAACCGTGTCGCGACAAGCACGACTTTCAACATGAGCACGGTCGCCGGGCTCGCGTTGCAGCCTGTCGCGCGCATCAGTAAGGGCATCGCGACTTCCGTTGGCACGCTACAAGTCGATTACATTCGCGCTTGGATGAAACGAGCGGCGTAAGCGCCATAGGCGAGCGATCCGCATGTTCACCGTCTCAATCCCCGCCGCCGATCGTAAGCTTCTCACGCTTGCGGAAATGAAGGCGGCGCTCGGGATAACGAACGCCGCCAGCGATACAGCCCTGACCGCTCTGGGCGCGCAAATTTCGGACATGATAGCGCACGAATGCAGCGTGTCAGATGAT